GTTCTGCATGCCCGCATACTCACAATGGATTCATTAACCACGTTAATCATAATGCCTATCTTCCTTCGCACTCTCTCCATAAAAGAATCCTGTCCCCGGATAATTCGAACATCTATTCTCATCATAAATATGCATCTTCCACAATGTCTCCATCGTAGGAAATCCCTGATACATGACTTCTTTAGCTACCCCTATTTTCCTACAGTTCTTCGTCATATCAAACTGGGCAGTATCCTGATTCGCATATTCATTAACTACATCCTGTATTGTCTTAAAACCACTCCTCAAGAAAACATAATTATATAATTGTGACTGCCACCTATACAGCGGTAAATTCGTCCCAAATCCGTCATATGCAGAACTAATTATCGCTAATATATAATCTGCTTTCGTGTATCTATCTCTCGACCCGTACCCTAATTTTCTCATACAAGCTGACATCAATCTATACGGCACTACAGGGGCGCAGTACTCCGGCATAAAGCTCGGTCTTTCTATTGAATACTTCTGACAAAAACACGACCCAGCATACTCTAACTCCCCTTCCTTATTAGGTATACTAATCCACTTCAAATTCTCTCTTAAACTAGCTGGTTTGATAACTAATCCAAAATACTGTTTGGAATATTGTCCAAAACCCCTTTCATTAACAAGCTGTGCTATCAACCTTCTCCTCCCCAGTATATGATCATCTCCATATACTGGAAACTTTATCCTATGGTTCTTTAACTCTTCGAGTATTATCTCTTCTTTATCGGGATTCTTGTATATTAACCACCACACATACGAGAACGCCATAAGAGCAACATACCAACTATCAGCTATAGATGTCTCATAAGCCCCTGATGGCATTTTTCCTACTAATAACACCCAAATATTAGAGAACAGGTGTAGCTCTTTTACACTTAAATTTCGGGTCGCCTCTAATAGCATTGCTTTATACAACTCATAATCACCTTGATCCTTCTTTATATATAACAACGATGCCATAGAGAAAAGCTCTATTATCGGCCTCAGCATATGATAATCCAATCCGGAGATATCCCCTTCATCATATACCATCTCTGGATCATCATAATTATTTTCTTTCGCAAATTCATACGCTCCTCCGTACCACCAAATCTGTCCTATCTTAATAACATTTCCTCTCTCACACCTTCTATGGTTATGGACATGAGTGGCATTTATAAAGCCCATCATACTTTGAATATAAAACATTCTAACTTTATCTTCTGCCTCCTTCCTTTCCGAAGGGTCTAAACTCTCACTACTCACAACATCTGATTTTGGGCAGGCGGAATAAGCTCTGTCAGTTACAATAAATTTCTTCTTTCCTATACCGTACTTCTTATACTCCTCAACTATTTCCACAAATCTATCGGTACATACCTTATGTTGATCTCCCTTCGTCCCATAGGGGGTATACACATACTTTATTCCTCCTACATCATCAATCGCAACTGCTCTCCCTGGTCGTATACCACCACTAGCTTGAGTTGAATGAGTAGTATCAGTTACATTCTGTGCCGCCCACTTATACACTAAAGTATTAAAGTGCTTTCTCGTACCCATTTCATCATATAAAGTATTCATCCCACTATGCAACGACTTCGACACTATCATCGGTATCGTGCACTTCGATGTATCCCTATTTAACTTATCAAAATTAGTAATTAACTTCTTTGGATACAACTTAGCCGCTGCATTAAAAACATAGGGCCCTAAACTATCTCCCGTAAAGACCCTATTAAACCATGACATTCTCCTCATAACCAATACTACCAATGATGGAACTTTCCCCGTCATATTCACCCATGGGACCCCTAAGAAATTTCCGTCTTTATCATTCTTAAATACATTCTGTTCATAAAACTTCATTGACAATTGTTTCTTTATCTTTTTATTCCAATACATCCTATCAATTACTCTAAACCCCTCTTTAACAACGCTAGGTGGCTCTATCAAATCTGCACTATTCGGTATCCTACTAAACTCAAATGGTGCCTTTATTCTATACGCACTTTTCATAACTTTAGCTGTTAATAACATATGAGCATATATTTCATCAAATTTTTTATCAGTTGTCCTCTCTATACGCTTACCCACTAAGTGATAATTACTCTCAAAGTAAGCGCAACATTCTATTAACATTTCCTCCCTATCCCTTTCCCTCCCTAACTTATCGTACCTATCAACAGTATAAGTTAATCCTAGAGTTAAGGCAGTGACCACCTCTTGTTTTCCATCACTCGTCACAGACATATATAAATTCTTATCCATTTTAGGCTTATACAACAAATACTGCGTTAAATGGAAATCCCGTAACTTTTTTCTTAATGCGGACGTAATTGTTGCTACCCTAGCAACTTCTACTGAATTAAAAATTATTCCTTTCTTAAAATATCGGGC